TCCACACAGCGCAGGTACTACTTACGCTCAAAGGCATCTGGACTGCGCAACCCGTCAGGGCTGCTGTCAATAGCATCAACCCTATCACCAGCTTTAATGGCTTCATCGACCCGCTCCAGAGACTGCGCCGTTTCTTTAGCTTGATAGGCTGAAACTGCGTCTGAACTTATTTTGTAATATACCCCAAAAAGGGCAACAATTACAATGGCTGCTATAGCAACATACCGCCCTATAGGGGTAAGAAGAAAAGCAATCATACGCCATGCTCCTCTAAATGTTTTGACCGCCAATACCAAATTGCTGCCCCACAAAGGACAATAACTAAAAACAGGTCGAAAGTCGTATTGGATAAAAGCCCTTGTACCTGCGTAAGTAAATCGTTTGCTGATTGCGCTTGACCAACAATGTCTGACGCATGATCGGCTGCGGTTTTAGCAACACCCGCCACGCCAATCGCAGATGTTGCCAAGGCTGTATTGCCTTGCTTACTGTCAGCCATCGTCTTGGTTTGCGGTACGTCAGGGGTAATGCGCTGTTCTTGCTCCTCAACGGGTTTGCCGCCCGTGTTCCACCAATCTGTTTCGGCGTTCCGACGACGGACAAGACCGGGCAATACCTTCCCGCCACCTTTTGTCCATTTTTGTAATTCTGCTGGAACCCGATCAAATTGTTTTGCATTGACACACTTCAAAAGAGTTGATGAAGCTAAATTGCCCCTACCAGCATTATAACAAAAATCGACCAATACATCGAATTGATGCTGTGAAAGTTCTACTTTAACAAGAGCTTTAACATCGTTTTCAAACTTAACCATATCAGCTGCCAAAATACGATTGGCATCTTCTTGTGATATAGTCATGCCCTCGGTTACTTCAGGCGCACCAGCAGCAGATGTATGACCATATCCAATAGTCAAAATACCTGCTGGACACCGATAAGCTGTTAATTTGCAACCTTCAAATTGTTTCGTAAGGGCGTTTAATCCGCCTTCAGACATATTCATAAGATCAACCTTTCACAGTTAAGAGATAAGCCACAAAAAAGGCAACAAAGATAAAGCATAGAAGTATTACAGCTACGCTTACCCAAATCATTAAACCACGCAAAAAGTTTTCACGTTCACGCTTGGCTTTTTCGGCAGCAAGTTTATCAGCTTTTTTAATACGGGTGATTTCTTCTTGTAACCGTATCCACTCGCCATAGCCATATTCGGACACAAACAAATTTTGAGCTTCCTGCATCATCTTGTTAATTTGCTGTTTAGCAGCATAAGCATCCATCGCCCTTTTTTCAGCAGTTTCTTTCGATTGAAAGATGCTTTTGGGCGGATCTGCAACAAGACGTGTAATTTCGCCGACAGAACCCATAAGGGAACTGACGTCCTGCATCATGCCTTGGATTTCCTTGCCAGCGGCTATGCCTGATTTAATAGCGCCATAGGCAGTCTGGGCTAACGCAAGTATTGTAAGAGGGTCCATGCCTCATCCCCAACATTGCACTTCCCTCTAAATGCTTATTAAAACTATATAATTTAATTGTGAAAGAAATTCTACCTAAATGACCAATCGTGGGACGATAAATAACCAATAATACCAGAGATAAGCGTACCAAGAACTATCATGATACGCCATCCACCTCTAGCTTCATGTAAAATTTGTAAAATCTCAGCCTGACTTCTTTTAATATCGACCATATCCTGTTCAACAATTTTAACTCTGGCTAGTAAATCGCCTATTGTTACGGATGTTTGGTCAAGATCAGACATTTTTTCATTCCTGCGGAGCGTCTGGTGTAGCCGTTGCATCTGCCGCTGGTGCAGCATTAGCTTGGGCCGCAGAAGCAAGTTGAGCATCCCCGTCAGCTTTAATTTTATTAATTAAAGCCTGTACCTCGGCAAAAGGACGAGAACCAAGGCAATTTAGGATGTAATTAACTTCTTCTACTGTTAAGGTTAAATTCACGTTCATTTTCCATTTCCCTCTGGTTTAATGATCGCAGTCGATGACTCACGATCTATATTTAATACACCAAAACAACAAATATTCCAATCCTCCCCATCACGTTCATCCGTAATTGGGACAGAAATATTCAGATGTTTAAATAGGTATTCTTTGCTGTTGTCTTCGAATACCCGCCATACATGGTCAGGCGTTCCCCGCCCTTCCATGCCACGACTTTTGTTAAATCTGATGCTGTACTTTGGCATTAGATTATTTCCGCTGCTAAAACTGGACAAGCGGGTGGCGGTGCAAATTGAACGCTAAGGTTAAAATGTACAAATTTGATTGGTTTTTTACCTGCATGGCGACCAAATGAATGTGGCAACCAGCCATTTGCAAAAACCATCATTCCTGCTTTTGGCTCAAAATTAATCATATCACTAGCTTCGGTAGCTGAAAAAACATCTGCTTCATCTAATCCAATAATTGTTTTAGCAGGACGAGGGTCATGAATTACCAATCGTGAACAATCTAGAGGGGTTTCAAGAAAATAAAATCCAACAATTTGCGCCCCAAATTTGTGGGTATGCTGTTCCATAAGTGAATGTTTAGAGTGTTCTTGTGTCCACATTTCAGTAAAAAAAGTTTGTTTATCTGTCATGTTATATCCCTGATCTTTAAGAATATCCCACGCAGTTTGAGCAATATATTTTGAAAATTCTTCAATTCTTGGATCAAGAAAGTAACTTTGCGTCATAAATAAAGGATATATTTCGTTTTTCTGTGTTTTTTCCTTAACTTCATTAAGATGTTCTTCAGAAACTTCCATTACAGATTTAAGAAAATCTGGTCTATGAACTATATATATTGAGGTTGGAAAATATAAATACTTTTCAACCTGTATTGGCAGATTGTTCATTATAACCCCCTCTGGTTAAAATATATAATAAACAATTTTTTATAAAGGACAACTTAGATTAATTATGCCAAGGTAATGGCAATGATGTATTTTGAAGAGAAATTTTAGCTGCTATTTCAGCATCTAACTGTGCCTCAAAAGCTGAAACTTGAGTGGCCCCTAATGCAGCCTGCACCCATCCAATGACTTCAGCCTGAGTAAGCTGATTATAGGCCGTAAAGGGTGACCCAGCTGTATATGTTACATCAGTTTCGCCGTTGGTTGTCGCCTGATATGGAATTGTGTTTGTTGACCCATCCATATTTTTAACTTGCTGCGTCTCGCTGGCTTGCAGGAGCAATAGTTAATTGCCCTTCTTGAACAAGTTTCATAATGTTTATGTAATCTGTGTTAGATGGATCAAGAGGAACACATGATTCAAAACCATTTATTTCTACTTTAATTCCACAATTTATAGTTGTGTTTGGTATGTAATAATATTGAGCGTTTGTGTAAACTTTCATTTTATAACTCCGCAGAGAAGTCTAAATAGACAAGCGTTGATATGTTGGCAGCAGCAAGCGCAAATGCCCCGCCATTTGTAAATGATCCAGTCGCCCCAATTGATATGTTATTATTGGAGTTTGATCCATTAGAGGGATAACCGCTAATGTTCAACGCACTCAAAGAATAATCAAAATTTCCAGAAACCGGAGTTGTATAGCCAAAAGTAGGCTGCGTTCTCATTGGTACAGGAAAATAAAGATTGGCCGACCCGCCCGTGGTTGAATAACACCGGCCAATAGCAAATTGAACGTAAGGAAGGCTGTTATTTGTGTATTTAACATAATACCTTTGACACTGCGATAATTGATCGCTGTAGGTATTAAATTGATATGGTGTTGCTACAGAGCCAACTTCTAATTGTACGCCTGTTATGTAGAAAGTAGCGCCATTTGTTGAAACAATGTTTTGTGCGCCTGATGGCTGACCACAAAAACCTGATGACCAAGTATTTTGAGTTAAATTTCCAGTATATGAAGAACCATATCCAAGACCAAACCAAACTTCAATTCCAGTACCATTTGTTGAACTATATGTTCCTGTAGATGGTCCTGTAATTGTCAACTGAATATAGGTCCAAGTATTAGCTGAAGAAATTGTATAATTTGTTGGAAAACAAACCGACTCACCACCATCTCTTAAAGTTAATCCAAATGTTCCAGTTAAAGAACTTCTGACCCAAAATGACAAAGTTACTGTTTTAGCATTAGATGTTCCCCATCCTAAATCAGCAATGTTAAAACCTTCTATTTTTTGCTCAATTGCAAAATAATCTGAAGAAACAACAGAATAAGATGAAGAAGATGTTAAACCTAAATAATTTGTAAACCCAGATGTAGGCGTTATTGATGCCGCATTTTGTTGTGCCGTAAATTTAGATGTTTGAGATCCAGAATATTGCCATCTATCTATTGTATATTGACCATTAGTAGGCGTAACACTTCCGCCGTTATTTCTTTGGTCAACTACCATATTACCATTGATAATACGATTGCGTGGCCCAAGGCTCGCAGCAGTAGCCATATTGGTATTGTCGTTGAAGGTAATGCCTGTGGTTCCGTTAACTGCGAATGACATTATTGCACCGCCGCAAGTTGTTGTGCTGTAGGTTCAGCAAGTGTGGGATGATTCCAAGATTTTATGTAATCACCATCTCCATCATTCTGTAAAACAATGGTTCCCGTTCCAAGAGCAAAATCTGCCGTTGTTAATGTTGAATATATTTTAATTATTTTTTCATAAAGAGACATATTATGCACCTCTCAACATGCAACCTTGGAAATACTGGACAAAAGGCCAATCGCTAGATGTACCATCTGTTGCTTGGCTAGATCCACTTCCTTGGTATGTATAAAGTTGAACATAATCACCAGTTCCATTTAAATAGAACATAGCAGCTACGCTTGTACCAGAAGTACTTCCGCCATTACTATATGTTCCTCTTTTTTGAGTTGAACCGCCATTTTTGTATAATTGAACCAAAGCAGCGGTAACTGTAGATCCATACTGGACTGCTCCAGTAAACATATAATATCCAGCGACATTAGGGCAAAAAGCATAGGCTGGAACAGATAAGCCATTAAGTGTTACTGTTGAACCTGTATTATTATAACAAGTGTTTGTGTCGTATTCTTTTACTTGGTTTGCGACAAGTGTAAATGTTGTATTTGATATGGTTTGTTGTGCATTTGGATAACAACTAAATGCAGGTCCATTGGTTGCTTGATTGCTGCCGATCGATAAAGACTGTCCCGATGGAATTGTTAAAGATCCAGCAGTCGTAATTCCAACAGTATTGGTTCCATTGGATTGGAATTGAACGGCACCTGAATTATCAGGTGTCATTGTCATGCCATTTGATGTTGTAGCATTAAGAATAACTGACATTATAAGACCACCCATCTTGATCCAGTGGGAACTGTAACAGTTACGCCGCTGTTAATTGTAATTGGACCTGTTGACATAGCATTTTGCCCTGAT